CAATCTCAACTTAGACCGCTTCCAGACCCTCCCGCCCCTCTGAACCCCCTGATTTTCGCCCCCAGACCGTTTTCTGATTTTGTGAGCTGGCCAAAACTTTTCACGATTTCGAAAATCCCGCCGAACGTTTTGGATTTGGTTTGCTAATCCGGCTTCGCCGTGGGGAGCTGGCCTTGCCAGCCGCTATCGCGGCGTTGTGTGCGCTGCGCGCGATGCCTGGGCCTACCGGTGCGGCGCTCCTCTCGCTCCTGGGCGTTGCTCCCCTCGCTCCCGTCGCTGCGTTGCGGTTTTCCGTCTGGAATCGTTTTCCGGTTTTGTGGGTTTCTGAAAACTTTTCACGATTTCCAAAATCCCGTTGAGCATTTCGGTTTTGGAAAGCTAATCCGGTGTTTCGGTTTTGCGTGAAACACCCCGAACCCGCCACTCGGCGGGACGGGGCTTCTGGCGTGCTGTTTCGTTCTTGTTCTCGTTTCACCCGCTCTGAACGTGATTCAGGTTTAGTTCATTGCTGTACAAGCAGCACGCCGGAAGATTGCTACCTTTACCGCACGATGGCGTTCTCTGGCAACAGAGTTCTCCTGAGCCTGCTGATGGCGCTGCTGATGGCAGCGGCCTGCGCCGCTGGGCTCCCTGCTTTTCTTGCCTGTAGCAGTCTGATGAGTGCGTCGACTTGGGCGACGCCTGCACTCAGCGAATGTTCTGCGTGCGCTGGCGCTGGCGCTGGCGTCCTGCGGTTGTTTGACTGCTGTATTACCCACTCGTCCTCAAACGCACCCAACAGAGTAAACTCGGTGTTCATCATTCCAAGAAGAAAGCCGTTTGAAGCTCAATAGCAGCGTCGGCGTTGTACCTGCGACTCTCGCCTTTTGGGTATGGCTCTACCGTGTACCTCAAAGCTGCCAGCATTGCAGCGCGTTGCTTTCTGCTTCCACAGGCGTAGACGTATCGGTGTTTGCGTGGGCGATCCTCTAAGTAGAAGTCATCTCCGTATTTTTCGCGCATCCATTCGGCGCGGTTAGCTTGTCCACGGCTTTCATCTGCCACGGTTGCACCGTGAAGGTGTTCCTTGCCCTTGATTTTCCAGTCAGTGCGCTTCGCGCTCAGACCGGTGTAAATGAAGTTTGTGGCTTGGTAGATGTACCCTACATGGCCTTGCGCAGTGTCCGCGTAGCTCACCACCAGCGAAGGCTTCGGGAGCATACGCAGTGACTGACCGACGAGCCGGCTTGCCATGTTCTTTTCGCTCACGCAGCACAAGCGGTTGAGTTCAAGCACATGATTTGCCCATTCCTTGCCAGCGATTCCATCTCGCAGCGTTGAGCTCGCTGGCGTGCCATATGTCACTACGCCGACAAGTTCAGTCCTGTTGTATGCACCGAAGGCGAATGAGATTGGACACATACGCCGTGCGTAATGCCGTTGCAGAAGCCATGGCTTTGCTTCCTTGGCTGGAATCTGCGCAACTCTCAATGCGCTTTGCTGATTGTCCATGGGTGTGTTTTCTCCTGTATAACATCCGACGTCCTCAAGCCTCCCAACAGAGTAAAACACCGGTGTTGCCGGTGTTTCTTGGTGCTGTTTTGGGGACGCGCTCACAACCCGAACTCCTCGGCCATGGTCACGCGCACCACAATCGGCACGCTCGCCTGCATATACCGGTCTGCGTCCAACAACACCCCCTTGTCCCCGCCCCTCCAATCCAAGTCCGCCATAACCCGCACCATAAGACGCTCACGCAAATCGCTCACCACCTCGCTGCCCTGCACAACCAAATCCTCCGCCTCCCGCAACTTCCCCCGAAGCTCCTCAGTGAGCCCACGCTCCAAGTTGAGGCGCTTCTCCATCTTCTCCAGCGCACGCATCAGATTCCTGATGATGTCCTCTGGCTCCATCACCGGTAGCCCCGTATCGTGGATACCGGCGATGTAGTCGTTCTGTTCGTTGTCGTTATTTGGTGTGACCATGGCTTGTTGTTGGTTTGGTTTTGGTTGGTTTGGTTGCTGCTGAAAACTTCTTCCCGACTTTGCGGCACTCCGCCCCGCAGAAGCGGTGACCGTTGTTGATCTTTCGGAACACCGTGCCGCAGTTATCACACGCATAATCCGCCAGCGGTTTGCCCCGCAGACCACGCGAAACAAACCACACCCGCACGCTTTCGATGTTGGCCTTGCGCGAACACTCTTTGCTGCACCGCAAGTGCACCGAGCAGTTCTTCATGAATCTCTTGCCGCACTGGTCACACGCGATGACGCGAAGCTTGTTCTGCTCACGGGTGCGTCCGCTGTACTTGCCGCGCTTGGGCTTCTCAGGCGGTACAACCGCTCTGCCCTGCGCCACCAACTTGCCCACAATGGAGCGTATCTCGTCTGGGTTGATTCTCATCAAGTTCATAAGCTCTCTTTCGGCCAGTTCCCCACCGGCCTTTAACAAAATCTTCCAACAATCTCACACCAGCCACTCCGGTGCCTTCTCCTCTGCCGGCGCATCCACAAAGATGCTCACCGCCACTCCCTCCTCCCCAGCCTTGCACCAACGCTTGCGCACGGTCAAATCCGCCACCCTGCTGTCATCGCCCACCCACATACCGCCATCAACCAGCGCGTCCATCACCAGCTTCGCCAGATTGTCCGCATCCGGTTTGTGCGTGTGTGGATGACCGTGACGCGCCTCCTCCTTGGTCGCGAAGTGGAAGGTCAGCTCCATCGAAATCGCCTCACCGAGCCCCAGCGACTCAGCCGTCTTGCCGGCCTTGCGTAAAACAACCCCCGCAGACGAGCGCAACAGCCCCTTCCACGCACTGGAGCCAGCATCCAAGGTGGACACCGCTCTCCCACGCACAAAGCGCGGTCTTGGCTGCGGACGAGGCGTACCGGAAACGAAGAAAGTGAAGGTCATAAAAGTCTATAGGGATTGTATACAATGAAATCGGCGCGGGGGGATAAAACGGTCAGCAAACACAACAGCCAAAAAAAACAAGGCAACAACGGTCGATATAGAGGAAGTATCCTGCGAAGCAGTGTCCCCTCTCCTCTCAGGCAGCAAAGCGGTAGACTGAGAGAAGAGAGAGGGGGCAGTAGGAAGAGCGTAAGCGATGAGTACGCTACTCTCTATATAAGGGCTCATGTCCTCAAACATCGGTTTTCTTTCGCAAATCATACGGTTTTCAGGCACTTACGTAGCGTCCTTTTTTGCTGTTTTTTTCAACGCGAAAAAAAATCTGTTGCGCAATTGCGCAAAGTGTCGTGCGAAAGTGGTGCAAAATCTCTGTAGAACGGCATGGTGCAATGCTTGTGAACTTTGCGAACTTTCTTGCACGATTGTTGTGCGAGCCATGCATCGTTGAACATGAACAACTTACAAAGGTCGTTTTTGGGCTGTTTTTTGGGATGTTTTTTGAGCTTTTGATTTTCTCGCGCAACAGTGCGCACGTCTCGCGCAAAATACTCTGTAGAAAACGCTTCACAAACTTGGCGAACTTTGCAAACATGAATCTGCGCGTTTTGCGCAACAGTAACAACCAACTAAAAAACAGCAACTTACAATGAGAGCAGAATACTACCGTGAATGGCGTGCAAAAAAGCGTGCGAAGGCCGCTGAAACCACTACTGAGGCTGACCACATGAAAGCGGATTTGAAGGCTGCGCTCGAAGCGAACACAGCCATTCAAAAGACGCTTGCGAGTCGGGATGAGACTATTCGTCATCTGGAGAAGATGGTCGAGCGGCTCTCGGCAGACCAATCCGCTCGGCTTGAGCGAATCGAGACCGCATTGCAGGCAATGCTGGCGGTTCCTCTGGCTCATCCAACTCCTCATCCAGCTCCTCAGCCATCCCAGCCTGCGCCCCCTTGGATGAAAAGGTAGCCCATGCCGCTTGACCGGCCTTGCCGACGCAGGTGCCGGTCTCTGGATCGAAGGCGTACTCGTTCCAATCGGGAACAGACGCATACGCACCTGCTTGGATAGCCGCACCGGTCTCATCCGAAGCCAATAGCCCCCCAGGCACATCGAGGTAGCTCTTCGCCTTGCTGCCCTTGACCGCACAGGAGACGATGAGCTCCTTCTGTAAGCCCTCCTCGATGAGGTGCCCGAACTCGCTCGCGCCAACTGCACGCAGCACCGGTGGGAGTTCTGAGCGGCGCTTGTAGAGTCCGTTGGCTGCGTTCTTGTTCCCCAGCGTGTACGGGTGCAGATTGCCAGCAGCTTCCCTGACGGCCAGAACCAGCCATGCAAGGCGCTCGGTCACGTTGATGGCGCTGTACACATCCACCTTGGTGACGTCCTGAAGAAGGCCGTTGCCATCCCGTAGCAGCGTGCGCTCGCCGCGCATGAGGCCCGAGATGTTCGCCTTCAGCACACCGAACCGGTAGCAAGAGTCCACCCGTGGGGCGAGGCCCATTCCCTTCATGCGGCGCTCGTAATCGGTCGCGTGCCAGAACCCCAGATTGATTCGGAAGTACGACGGTATGGCGCTGCTCCCACGGATCGAGTTCTTCATGTCCTTGAGCGTGCGGATGGGCTCGGCCCCAGGCTTTCGGATGTGGTGCGTTATCATAAGCGCCGCCCGAAGTTCCCCGCACACGCGCCCTGCCTCGCGCATCATTTCCGCAACAGCCAGCGCGTTGTTCTCATCCCCGTGGGAGACCGCGTTGAAGGTATCCACGCATACCAAGCACAGGTCTGGCACTCGCTTGAGCTCGGTTATGACCGCCTCCCACTTTGAGGAGGCTACCGGTGCTCCGCTCCTCGGATCGCGCTCAACGAGCGGGAACGCCCCGCCAACCGCCGATAGCGGTATGACGACAAGCCGACGACCTGCCTTCGCGATGAGCCCACCTTGATCAATCTCCAAGATGCGCCGGTGCATCTCGGTCTGACTGTCCTCGCACAAGAGCAGAACAGCGGTGCCGCCGTTGGTGATTCGCTGCCCACACCAGTCCAAATCCCCGCCAAACTCGGGGTAAGCGGCCACTTTCAACGCTAAGTCAGCGATAAGACCGGTCTTCCCCGCCCCGCCCTCGGCGATAAACAGGTGCGGCTCGCCTTTCACAACGAGCGATTCAACGAGGTAGGTGTGCTCGGGCTTGGGCCATTTTATCCACCGGTGCGCTTCCCATGCTGAGAACCATGACTCCGCCGGTGTGCTCTGCGGGAGCTGACGCACGGGAGCTGGGGCCGGTGCCTGTGCCGGTGCCTCTGGCTTGCCGTTGCGCCGAATGTCCGCATTGACGAGACCCTGCCACTCCGAAGCAAATCGTGCATCTGTCCACGCGGGGTGCATCCGTTGCAGCATCCAGCCCCGTGTTTGCTCGCGTGCCTCGTCCATCGTGATGACGCCGCGCCGAACCATCCCTAGATTCGCGCCGGCAACCGAGTTGAACGCATCCCACCGCGTCTCGCCTCCTGCGCCCCCCTCGAACACATCACGCTGGTACGCGGGCTCCTTGGGCAACACGTTCCCGCTGCTCGCCCCGAACAGCCCGGGCTCTGGTGCTACTGCGCCTGCCGGCAGCAGCGTGCGCAGACGCTCGCCGAGTGCCCCTGCGTTGTACACGGCCTCGGACTGCCACTCGATTGTGGCCTGCACCGGTTTGCCTTGTTTCGCGTGGACACTGCCTGCGAGTCGGATTGGCTGGTGAGCGCGTCCGTACGGGTTTGATTCAACACCGAGTCCCATGGCGGAGTCGCCGCCTGAAACCTTGGCCAGAGCGTCTCGCATACGGATGGCCTGCTCAACCGGTACTTCCTCATCCAGACTGTACCAGACGTGCCGCTTCGGCGTGCCCTCGTCGGTCGTCCCGCCTGAACACACCACAAGCGAGGGCTCACCCAACTGCTCGGTGAGCTCGCGCATCTTGGCGTCGGTGTCCCCCGCATCGAGGTCTGCGACGAGCGAGCGCATCCGCGCTACGTTGGCGCTTGTGGCGCGACGGTCGCTCAAGATGCCTGGGACAACGAATGTCGCCACATTGTACTGCGCCCACCGCTCGGTGGCCGACAACACAGGCGTGAAGCCTTCCGTGGCGGGTTCCACGAAGATATCCTCGCGGAAGACTCCCTCTTGGTCAGTTCCCTTTTCTCCGATACCGCGAACGCAGATGAACTCGTTCTCTTTCCAATCTCTCTCGCCGAAAATGAGGCGAAGGTGCTCTTGGGCTTGGCGTAGGTCGACCAAGCCGCGACGATCTGTCAGTGGCTGCATTTTGTTTGGGGTAGTAACTTACTTAAGCCAGAACGGCTTGGTTGCTTTGGGAGTTACCTGCACGGGAACATCCTCCCAGCAAGTGGACTTGAACGAGCAGAACTTGCACCGAAAGTCGGTGCGGTCGTTCCCAAGGCGCGGGAGTTCCTTTGGCGACTGAGCGTCTATGACGCGCACTGCGCGGTCTGACGCCTCTTGAGCGGCCAAGGCATCGTATGGGACAAGCTCAACGAGCACCTCACCGGTATCACGGTTCAGCGCCGTGAACATCCCGCCCGAGGGTATGTCGAGGTACGCGCAGTAGATTTGCATCTGGGCGTAGTACACCGGCTTAGACGCTCTAACCCCCTTGTTCTTGGTGTCGTTCCAGCTTTTGTCGTTGAGCGCCTTGTTCTCCCACAGAAGCGGGTACTCAACACCGGTGATGATGGGCCCACCAGCGACAATCCCATCGATGTGTCCACCGAGGCGACCGTCCGCAGCGCGGAAGCCGAACTGCTTTCCGTCGCTCTTCTCGGTGAGTAGGTCAAACCCCGCTGCACGAATGTACTTCGCCATGCGGTCTTCGCCGTCATGCCCCATATCAAAGATGCGCAGCACCTCCGGTGAGAAGCCCGAGCCTTCGTCCTCTGGCGTGTGCTCGTACTCATACCGGAGGCGTCTCTCGCACGCCTCGCCCCACCTAGACGCCCCGAGGTAGTCCCGCTTCTCTTGGTTCGCCTGCCGCTTCAGAATGGCCTCATCCAGCACCGCTGCGATAGCAGCCTGTGCCGGCTCGTTCCCGATTACCTTCTTTGTCTCTGGCTTAAAGATGCTCATCGTCGTTCTTAAGTGAGTAAAAGATTCCGAACATGGCTAGAAGCAACACGGCCACATACGCGGTGACGGAGGCTTTGTCCTCTTGTTGGTAGAGTTTCACGGTGTCAGCGATCGCGATTGCCGCAAAAATGGTTGCCAGCAGTTTCATGTTTCAAGAATAGTGGCCCCTCAACACCGCTGGCTAGTCGCCATTCGGCGAGCTCGCCTTCAAGGCGTTTGATGGTCTCAGATGCGGTTTCAAGACGAGCCTTGTACTCGTCTCGCTCTTCAGCGGCCTCGCTCAAAGACCGGCAGGTGAACGCAACGCTTGGGTGCTCGCGCCACAAGACGCCGCACGATGTGCATGATTCGCTCACGGCTGCACCTCCTCCCACTTGCCCATTGCCCTCAAGAACGCCTCTGCCCGTTGCCGTGCGGTGGCGCGGATAGGCCATAAAGTGGAATGTGTTACATCGTACAGCTTGAGGTAGTAGGCTTCAAACAACGCTTCAGACCCAAGCACCTCCTCCACTTCGTGCATGGCGTTGAGGTCAGTGCAGTAGTCTGGGATGGCCTGAGTGCCGACTCGTAATCCATTGTCTGGATACCAACCCCCGTCTGGGTTCCTCTCTCTGCCACACGCTTCAGCGATGGCTTCGTTGATTTCCTGCTCGCTCATCCCTGCACCTCCTTCGGCAGCTCCGGCAGCGGCATCCAGTGGGTTGGCAGGTAGCCTCTCCACACCCCAAACTGGTCGATGCAAGAAACACTCAGATCCATCCACTCGCAGATATGCACTAGCACCATCTTGTTCGCTGGAGGATGAGCTTCGCTGACCGGAATCCAGCGTTGTTGCTGTGCGATCCTGTTCAGTTCATGGCGTACAGCCAGCCTTCTGCGAGCCTCATCTATCAGAGCGCGATGGTTGTGATGCATCTCCAATGAAATGTGCATCAACATTCCTGCAATCATGCTGTCTGGCATGAACATTAAATCATTTTCGCTCATCCCTGCACCTCCTTCTCAATGCTCTTGTAATGGTACATATTCAGTATCCGCATTAGGTCATCTGCGTTTATAATTTTTCTCTCAAATAGAACCTCAAGCAGTTCGGCTATTATGGTGTGCGTATCCTCATGCCAATCGCCATACGCAAGCGCAAGTCTAGCAATGGACGCATACTTGAAGCGTTCCCCATAGTTGCTGGTTACTACAACCGCGCTCATTTCGTCTCCTCCTTCTCGCATTCTGGGCACTTGAGCATTTCGCTCACCTCGTTCCACTCCATCATCGCCCCGCAACGGCAGTCTGGAGGTTCCGGTTGGTCGGACGGATCGTTCGACAACCACCCATCGTACCAGCTTGGCAGGTTCATTTGCTCTCCTTTCTGAGGCGCATGATTTCGGCCTCGATGCGTTTGAATGTCGCCTCAAACGCACGCCGGTTTGGGTGCGACTGAAGCAGCGTCTCCGTCAGTGCCAGAAGCTCAGTGGCTTCTTGTTCTAGTCTGTTTTTCATTTTGTTGTTGTTGTTGCAGTTGAAATTTCGCATTGAATATGCCATGCAGCATTGTTTAGTTCTTTGATTTTATCAGCTTCAATTTCGCTTTTGTGAGCTCTCCATAAATAAAGAATTGCAAGTGACTTACTGCATGGCTTTTCAATCATTAAATATTTTGATATTGCCACGATATCATACTTAAGATTCTGTATATTGTTGCTCTGGATACGGAGAATAATTTCGCTAATTTCGTTTGGGATACCCCATTCATTGCAAGATTTCTGATCTCTTGAACTTGAGCATCCGAAAGTTTTGCCATCGGATTTTGTCGCCCATGATAAGATGTTCCGTGAACCCATTTCCTGCGACAGTTCTCCAGATGAGTTTCCCACTTCAGATTCTCCAACCGGTTGTCTTCTCGATTGCCGTTCAAATGCGATGCATTGCATCCACTCGGACATGGCCCTACGAATGTCTCCAGTACCATTCGATGCACATACAGTAATTGCCTCGGAGATGAGAACATACACGTCATGTATCCACTCTTTATCTTCACTGGATTTCTTATTCTTCCATTCGAAACGCGTCTTATCTGACCAAAAATTGATACCTCGTATTCCGGCTTTGATGGATAAAGTTTCCACATATCTGGAGATGTACCACAAAGCCTTCTTTAAATCAAGTGTTGGATTTTCGTGCTTTATTTGATTCCTGAAAACGTACTTCACGGCATTCCCCAAAGGAAAAACCATGTTTTCTGCAATTTCGATACACTCTACACCACTTGGGTGCTGCTTGTAGTGCTGCGGCTCGACGGCGCTGGTCGTCGAGGACGGGTTGGATGATTTCGCGCCACAGTTTTGAGTACATACTGTCTCTTTCGGTTGGTTTTCCATGTTCTTTAGCCGAGAATTGCTTTTTTTATTCGGGACTCGTTGAAACGCCATGTCAGCAGGCAGCTCGCACGATACCGAGACATCCCAAACATGGGAACGTCCGCCATGTGCTTGAGTTGCGCGTCGGTGGGTGGCAGCTTGATCCAACTCTTGGTCTTGCGCGAGTTTGCACGATCTCCGTTGGATCGCAGATAATCGTCCGCTTGAGCGAGCGCAAGTTCCTTGGAGTTTGTGCGGGTAATGACGGTAACCGCGCCTCCGGTGACTCCGCCAATGGCGTTATACACCTCGCCAAGCCTGATGACCGCGCCCCACGCAGTGAGCGCGTTCGCCATGCGCACGGCGTCCCCGTACATCGACTCCCACCGGAACGGAGACATCTCGATGATTTGCATCTCAGACATCTCGAAGGACTCGATTGTCTCGATGCCGTTGACTCGAACCGGGAAGACGTAGCCGCACACGGGGCAGTTACTGACAGCAGCTGGCACTTGAATGCCGCACTCAGGGCACTTCTTCATCGGCGCTTCACCGGTCTCGCTCTGGCGAACAAACAGCCGGTCTCCCGCGTCGATGTCACCGTGCGTGAGCAGTGAGGCGCCAAAGTCCAAGATGATGCAGTCGCTCTTAATCACCCCAGGGTAGCGTTTGGCATCAATGCACGGTCTCAGCCCTCGCCCGATCATCTGAATCATCGTTGACTTCTGACTGCACGGTCGCACCAGCACAACGCACCCCACACGCTGGCAGTCCCACCCCTCGGTCAGCTTCATCACGTTGAGCAGCACCTTGATTTTGCCTTGGTCAAAGCGCCGAAGAACCGTCGCGTTGTCGTCGTCCGACATTTCGGAGTGGACGGCCTCAGCCGAGATGCCTTCTTCGCGGAACGCCTCAGCCAAGTGCTGGGCGTGTTGGATGGTCGAGCAGAACACCACGGTCGAGCGGTCGGACGCCTTCTCGCGCCAGTGCCGCAGAATCTCCGAGTGAACCGCCCTCTTGTCCATGATGGCCTCGACTTCACCCATGTCGAACTCTGCACCGGTCTTCTGCACGCTCTGGAGCTGGTCGTTGAGGCCGATGTCCATGCGGAACGCACGCGGCGGAACAAGGTTCCCCGCAGCGATGAGTTCACCCACGGTGATTTTGTCGGCGACGTTGTTGAACACCGCCGTGAGCGCCTGTTTGTCGCCGCGCTCCGGTGTCGCGGTAAGCCCCAAAATAACGCCATCTGGAGAGCGTTCGCGAAACGCCTGCACGATGTTCATGTAGCTTTCAGCCGCTATGTGATGGCACTCATCACAGAACAGCGCCGACATCCCACTCGGCATCGTTGCCAAGTTCGCCGGCCTGCATAGCGTCTGTACCATGGCGAAGGTCGCCCCCGGCGACCACGCTTTGCGCTCTGCATTGAACACATCCACCTTCGCGCCGGCGTTGTACCGCTTGAAGGTCTCCTTGTTCTGGGTAACAAGCTCGTCGCGGTGTTGAATGACGAGCACCGGTGCCTCTTTCACAAACGGCGCAAGGATTGCGCTGCCCATGACCGTCTTACCTGCGCCTGTTGGCGCAATGCCTAAAGTGTTGCCGCACTTTCCGAGTGCGTCGATACAGGCGTCAACGAACTGCGCCTGCCTTGGTCGTAAAATCATATGTGCCTTTGTTTCACTGACGCAAAAATGAAAAAGCGTCGTTGCAGGATCTCCCTGCACACCATGCGGCTAGATTTGCCGCTGGTTTTAACCCAAAAAAGGGGGGCGAGACAACCATTATTGCCCCGCCCCCACAACCCCAAACAAACTGTGCTACTTCAACCAAGCAGGTTTCTTGCCAGCCGTCGCCGCAGGTGCGGCGGTCTTCGCTGCTGGCACCGGCGCTTTCGCCTCAGGCGCACTCTCATGCGCTTGGCTCCAGAGCTTGTGCCCGTTGCTACTCGGGTTGGGTGAACCCCAGTCGCTGATGGAGTTACGGTCTGCGCGTCCGTCTTTGCCCTTGTCGATGCCGACTTTGATGACGACCTCAGCGCCGTTGAGTGCCTCGATGATTTGGTTGAAATCACCGTTGTTGAACTGCTCGTACGAGGCAGGGTCTGCGTAGTTGAAGACGCCACGGCTCTCAAGAATGCGAGTAATCGCCCCGATGCCCATCTGGCGCCACACCTCGCTGTTGTTCTCATCGAAGGGATTGCAAACCATCCCAAACACGCGCCGGTTGTTGTACTGACCCCCTTGGATGGCGAGCTCGATGGAGAGATAGTCCCCACCGGTTGACTGACTGCTTTTGCGCTCCTTCACCACAAGGACGGCCTTGGCGACCGTGCCTTTGGGAATGAGTTCCATCTCTGTTGACCCGACGTTTGTTGATTGTGCGTTGAACATACTGCTTTTCGATTTTTGTTTTTAGTGTTTTGCGGTGTCGATGCGTTTACCTGCGCGAATCTTGGCGAGCACCTTCCCAAGGTCAGCGGGTTCCTGAAGCTCCAGCGTACCGGAGCGGTCTTTTGCGGGGTAACCCCACGGGTTTTGTTGGTGGCATACAAAAGCGCGATACTGCGACTTGTCCTCTGCCTCAAAGTTCTGAAGCGTCAGAACTAGGTCGAAGATACCAGGCAACTCGCGACCCGTCTTTGAGCCCTCGATTTGCACGTCCCAGTACTTCCTCTTCAACTCGTCCTCCTGCTGCTCCAGAATGCCCACCAGCACCACGTTCTTGTGGCAGTGCTGTAGTTGGGTCACCCATCGAATCATCTCGCGTCCAAGAAGCCCGTAGGCTCCACGGGTGTCAGGCTTGCCGGTCTTGTCGGAGAACGCTTCCGGTTGCTGCTGGCACCACGCAAAGCACATACGGCTTGCGACGGTGATACTGTCCACAAACAGCGTCTCGTACTGCTCATGCCCCGAGTCCGGCCCGAATGCCTTCACAACGGACTCGTACGCTGACTTGGAATATGAGCCGTTGGCGTCCGCTGGATCGGGCCCACCGAGCCACAAAGCAATGGCCTTGGCCAGCTCCCACGGGTGAGCCCCCATCTCGTTGGACGTTGCTCGGATGTCGAGGCAGTCGCCCTTCCAGTCTTTACCCAGCGCCAGCGTACCGGCCTCAAGGTCAACGAATAGAGTGCTCTTCGCGTCCAGCGTCCGAGCTTGGTAGGTTTTACCAACGCCGGCAGGGCCGAACACAACCGCTTTCACGCAGTCCGAGGTGCGCTTGAGGCGCTCGTCTGCTTTTATGATTTTGAGCATTACTTGAAGGAGATACGGGGTTCGCTGAACTTGGTCGTGCGTGCGTCCATCACGCGGCGCAGAACGTCCTCGTTGCCGATGCGCTCAATGGTCTTTGCGGCTACCGAGAGCTTGGCGTTGATGAGCTCCCGCGCATCTGCCAGAGGCAATGACTCGTACAAGGACTGCAACTTCCCCTGATCCCAGAGGTACGTCGCCTTGACCTCGTACTTGAGTTTCACGCCGTCAATCTCAGTGGATAGCTCCCCATACCCTCGTCCACTTTCCTTCAGCAGGTTCTGGAGGTTCGCTCCATGCTCTTGCATGATGGCTTCCTCCAGCGTCTTTATCTCATCTTCAAGGACGGAGATTTTGGTTAGCCGTTTGGCTATCTCGTCCCTCATTTTTTTTAGGTTCATTTTCTAGTTCTCTTTTCAGTTTATGGCACACGTCTTCGAGTCGGAGCGACCAGCCTTCGTTGTGCGCCAACGCAACAAGCGCGGCGAACTTATCCAGCGGGATTTTCCGTCTGCGAACCCATGTTGATATTGTTCGCGGTTGCACAAGTACACCCGCTAACACCAACTTCTTCCAGAGCAGGTTCTTTCCCCCGAACCGGAAGACCATGTGCCTCGCATCGATTTGGTAGCTCATGGCGGGGATGAAGATGTACGCATTTTTTGCGTATCGCAACATCTTTTTTTATTTCGTCGCAAGGCGCTTTCTCGCAACGTATTGGCCCATGGAACCAGTCTCTTTCGACACTCTCGTTCAGCGTTTCACCGGTGTACACGGCATTCAGGCCGGCCTTCTTGTCCTTGCGCCCAAGGTGCATTCCGACTCGGGGCCGATTGCAACCATGGGCAGCGCAATGCCACCGGACACCATTATCCCCAAGGGCGCAGGGATTTACGACGAGAACGGTATGCTCCCGAAGATTGAAGGCAAGGGGCTGGAGTTTATCGCTTACGCTTAGGCTCAAGAGCCTTCTCGAAGAGGGCTGCTTCAGCGTCTCTGCGGCGTTGTAAGCCTTTGGTGTTAGGCCACAACCGCTTCATTGAGCGGATGAGTTCCGGTACGTCGTAGAACCGGCGGTCACGCATGGCGTTCTGGATGCCCAGCATCTCCGAGCGTCTTTCGCCAGAGAGAGCCGTTCCACGGTTGAACACCAAGGAGATAAGTGCATCTCGCGCCTCATCAGGCAGGTCTTCTGCCTGTGGATATATGCGTAGCATCCGCAGGTAAAATGTTGGCAGTGTGTTCTTTTGGAAAACCTCAACGGCCTTTTGCCAAAGGATGACAATCGATCGCATTGCTGGCGAGGCGTGCAGAAGTTCGCGAGCTGCGTTGGCCTTAACTCCGAGGGCGGCGGTGAGCGCAACGTAATCGGACTCAGGGAGAAGTTCCTCCCACGCTTCCTCGAACTGCTGCGGTGTGGTGTAGCCCAAGTCGTAGCCAATCCCAATCGTAACTCCGCTTTGCTCCCCAGGCCAAGTAGGACTCTGAAGGAACTTGCGGTAGTACTCCTCACCGCCGCCCACCTCGAAATCAATGATGAGCTTTAGACCGTCGTCAGAGAGAATCATTTGTGTTCTTGGAAGAACCGCTCCGATATTTCGCTCACCTTCTTCCACAGCTCCTTCCGGTCATCCTCGCACTCGCGAATCTTCTGTGAGAGATACCAGATAGCAACCGCCAGCGCACACGCCAGCGGCCCTTGAGCAACGAGTTGGTTTACCATGGGTTCAAGTGAGATGTCGGCAATCACGGTTTCTCCTTACGAAAGATGTTGATGGCGCTGTAGACGCTTACGCCAGCGGTTAGAATCGCATCGGATTGGTCTGGGGCCAGTTTTAGCCCAAAGAGCGTTGCCAATGAAACCAGCCCACGCCATGTGGAGGGCTCGAACAACCGGTTCAGTATGTACTTCATAATCAGATATTCAGAGCTGTTTTCAAACCGTCCACGTCTTGGGCTGCGTCGATAGCAACCTGCACTTGAGCGTACTTCTCTCGAATCAAAACGCGAGCCGCTTCAGCGGTCTCTGCTTCATTTGGGATTTGTTTGACGATTGCATCGTCGTATGGGGCGAACTCCGCATCGCGTAACTGGCGTCGGATGGAGTGACTGATTTCTTTGGCTTTATCCAAGTTGACTTCGATTGTCTTACCGTTGGCTACCCATGCATTACGGAACGTGCGATCAGTGGGTATGACGTTATCTTCAACGATTTCGTAGGCAACACTTTGGGGGACATCTTTTGCGGCGACTTCTTCAATACTTAACTCGCCCGTTGGCATGATGACGCTGACGCCGCCTTCACTGTTGGTGTAGATGATTTTCATGGGATTTCAGCGGAAGATGGCAACGGAAATGATGGGTCTGTCAAATGGCCCACCAGCCCTTGCATCATAAACTCTTACTGATCCAGCTGTAACTCCAGTATCCAATGGAGATAAATGCGACCCGCTTTGAATGTTGTTGCCTGAGGTTGTCCCGCTAATACTGTAATTCGCATCCACCATCGCCGTCGTAAAGTTCACCGTATAGTCACCTGTGCTGTTATCTGTAACGCTTGACACATTAAAACTTCCTCGGATGAAATTGTTTCTGGTGACATTCCCACTTGTTGAACCAGAAATAGAATCAGTGACAGTAAAGTTGTTAGCGTCTAAGACGGTAACCGTATAACTTCCAGATGTAGCACCGCCCGTTGTAAAGGACAGGCTTGCAACTTGTCCAGTAGTCATTCCATGAGCGGTCATCGCGACCGTAATCAACGTCCCAACGCGAGTGTATGTTCCATTTAATGGCACTCCACTAAAGTTTACCCACGCTTTAACAGGACTTCCGGTTGCTGCCGTCGTATCGACGTACCCTTTTGTTGCCGCTCCAAGAGTCGCTACTGGAGCCCCAGAAAGCACAAGCAGCCCTGTCATGGTGTCACCGGTCTTCGCTACGCCTGCTGTAGTCTGCGTAGAGGTATCCGAGAAGCCAATGCCAGCCGCCGCCATATTGAGCTTGCCGGTCATGGTGTCGCCGGCCTTGTTGACTTTTAGAGCGTCCGCTGTGTCAACGTAGCCTTTGGTTGCCGCTTCCAAGGCTGCGCTCGGAGCACCCGGAAGCACAATAGCGCCTGTCATCGTCCCACCGGTCAAACTCAACTTGGTAGCAAGGCTGGCGTTCACGCTGGCTTGAAACGCCGCGAAGTCTGCTTGCGACACATCACCAGCGGTGCTCATGGCCGAGTAAACGAGCTCGCCCTTGTTGTCGTTCACAACCATCGAGAAGTTCGTCGCGGAGGTGTACACGCGAGCTGGTGTGCCAGAACGCGAGAAGAAGCCATTCAGCGTCCGCAAAGGCTGCGCTGCCGGCTGGGTGAGCGCATCGTCCCAGTACACCGAGATGGGATTTGTGATTGGATTCAAGTTCGCCGTGCCGATGTAGACGTAACCGTTGTTGAGCGGCGAGCCGTCTGTGTCGGCGAAGGTCGTGAATGGAGAAACGATGTAGGCCATGGTGTGTTACTCTTGAGGTGGTTCTTCGCTGGGCTTGAGGATGTCTTTGTTGGAGCCCATGTAGTTTGCGATACTGGTCAATACCGCTCGCTCTGAACTGCTGTTGCTCTTGACCCTTCCAAGTTGGGCGAGAAGGTTCCTACCTGCCTTGGACTCGTACAAGCGCACAAGACCGGTGTTTAGTGCTGCGGCAAGGCCAGCTCCGACAAGTCCGAGTTGACTCTGAAGACCAGAGAACGCAACAAAAGGAACAGCCTGTGCGCCAGTTGGTGGATTTGCTGCAAACTCTCCAGCCCTACGAGTGTAGTTCAAAGCCTTCTGAAGTCCCTGCACACTGTCTAGGTCAGAACCTGTGAAGAACACGTTCACTTGGTTTTCAAGTTTCCCAAGTTGAGTTGCAAACCGGTTGGGCACAATCACGCCAGACGGGTCAGTGGCATTCTCTAATGCACGGGTGATAATTGCCGCTCTTCCAACTTCACGCCCTTCTGTTGACAGGTTTCTATAGAGTCTTTCGATGCTGCTCTTCTTGTCCGTAAAAAGCACGTTGTTAACGATTTCAGGCGTCAACTCGCCTTTCTTGAGAAGCGAGTTAAACGAGGACGCCTTAAGGTCATCTGCAAGGTCAGAAAGAGCACGGTTTGAAACACTCCACTTGGTGAAATCAGTTGGTTTTCCAAACTGTTTGATGTGGTTGCCAAGGTCTTGATTCAACGCTGTATAAACCTCGTTGTAGGCTTTTGAAGCCATGTCCTTTGGCGTTCCGATAGTTGGGTCTGTCAAACTCTTAAAAAGAACCTTTCGTCTTTGTTCAACCTCTTCAGGTGTCTTGCCGACAATTTCAGAGGAGAAGTTGATGAGATCGTCAATCGCTTGCTTGTTTGCTGTTGGGCTAATGTTCTCAAGTTCAAGCGCCAAGTCCTCGGCTTTTTTGGCCGTTGCAGACATATCTACAAGCTGACCTGTCATAGAAAGCCTTCCGAGAACATCCTGCTTATTCCCTGACAGTTTTTTAACAATCTTCTCACGCTGAGAAATCGCCTGATTTGCCAATTCCTCCGTGAGCGTAGGGCTTCCAACACCAGCGTATTCAGACACAAAATCTTGGATTGCCTCTGACCGCTGCTTCTCTTGCTTGCGTAGAAGCGAGCCGGTTCCAAACGGTGTAATCTCTCTGGTCTTTGCCAGTGCATTGCCAAGTGGCGTCTCTGGCTTGAACTCTTGGGAGGTAATCGTCTCGATGCCGCGTTTCTCGGCCTGTACCGCGCCTTCTGGAAGAGCAGCAGCTTTGCTGATTCTAGCCCCTGCGCCAATACCAGCACCCATGCCGCCACCAAGACCGGCCAGAAGCTGCGCTGTAGGGCCGTAGCCGGCCTCTTTAGCCGCCTGCATACCAACTTCTGCTCCAACGCTAGAAGCTATCTGTTCAGCAGGCTTCTCCGAAAAGAACCGTCCTGCTGCCTGCATCGCCGGTCTGGCTGATGCCATGAGTGCCTTGCCAAGGCCGACCTGACCGAGACCTTCACCAACACCGCGTCCTACTGCTCCTGCAAGGCGTTCTGCTTGCGTGTCAGGGTTAGGCACTCCGAGTTGAGTGAGATAGTGGTTTAGCGCATCAGACGGTTTTGTGTAGTGCGTACCGAAAAGCGAGTTGATGCCAGAAACAACCGGATCGGCCAGAGTCATGCCAGCAGCCCCGATAAGGGCACCAGGAACGGCGCCAATGCCACCGGTGGGTGCTCCACCCATGATTGCGCCTCCAACAGCCCCAAGAGCCGCAGGGCTGAGTCCACGCAACGCTCCACCCGCCAACCCTCCCGCCGTCGTCTCCGGTTGCCCAATCATCGCCTCTTCGCTGGCAGCAGACGGCAGCGGTGCCTCGGCTGGTGCGGCCTCTGGAGGAGCCGGTGGGCCTTGCATTTCTGGGCCTTGCTCCTGAGGTTTTAATCCAAACTTTCCAATGATTTCATCTACTGCAAATGGAATGGCCTCAGGCGAGTCAGCCTTAACCTCAAACATCTTGTCGCCGATCTTTACGTCGTAAACTGGCATGACTTTACTTCTGTTTGAATTCAAATGTCACTCCGCCGCGACTGCCTTGAGTCCAGCCTGCGCCAGCACCAGTTGGCACCGGCGGTGGTACGGACTTGTTCTTGAGTTGTTCTTGGCGCGTCTGTGGCGCTTTGCTTCCAAGTACAGACTCAACTGGCGCATTTGGAAGCGAGAAGATGTTTTGAATATCTAGGCCACGCCTTTCAGCAATAGCTTTGTTACTTTCTAGATATTTATTGTATTCTTTTTCAGATTGCTGCATCCGCCTTTCTGACATCCGAATCAAGTCGTCCCTGTCTTTCTCGGAAAGCTTTCCTCCTTCGTTTACTTTAGCAACAAGCGATCTGAATGCGGCTGGAATCGTCCCACCGGTAACCATTCCTGCTTCAGTCACGCTGACCGTTGACGTTGGGTCATTGATTTTGACAGCCGCAACAATTGCTGACGCATCACCAGGGATGCTCTTAAGTTCCTTTGCCAACTGAACCGCTGTGACGAGGTCTCTTCTTGCAATATAATTTCTAACAAAAGGTTCAGCCTCAAAGTTTTCTTTCATCTGAATTTCTAGCGAAGCTTTCTTCTCTGGGTCAAGCGCGCCAGATTTCTTGAAGTCTGCTTCTAAATCCTTAAGTCGAGCCTCTGCTTTCTTCAACGATGTCTCGGACTCGGTTTTGGCAACCTGCTCAGGAGCGCGTTCCTTGAGGAAGCCCAAAAAAGAATCTGCTTTCTTTTGGTCTACTTTCAAAAGATTGCTGTAAGCAACATTTGCCCAGATTGCAGGAGGCGCTTCTTCTGGCAGTCTGTCTAAAGCTGTCTGAAGCTCTTTAGACATCCGTTGAGCAACCGGATTCGGGTCTTTTGCAAATGCAGAAATCTGGTCGTTTATCAACTTAAACGCTCCGATGTTGTCCCCTGACATCCCAAACATCGCAGCGTCCTGCATGGTGTTCACAAGCCCATCACGGTACTTGTTTGGCATGGCTTTCAGGATGTTGTCATACCTTTCAGCCTCCTTTGAAGGCAGAAGCGCACTCAACTGCCCAATCTTTTGTACGGATTTTGGGTCTGGATCGTTTGGATCCATCTTGCTGGCAATCTGACCAAGACGGATTTGAGCTGCCGCAGTAGCAGCATCTAACTCTGCCTTGTTCAACTTCCCAATCACCGGCAAGAGCGCTTCTGTGCCAGCTTCTTCAGAGCTTACAAAGCTGTTGAACGCCTTTCCAACTTCTTGTTGCCTTGCCCTCTCAGCCTGAAGCGCCTGCAACTGCTGCTGGAATCCAAACTCTGCACGCCTTGCCGCCGCCGCGCTCTGTGCCATCTGCTGTTGTTGGCCTTGGATACCGAGTTGAGCGGCTTGAATCTGGAGCGGGGCCATCATCGCCGCTTGTTCCTGCTGGGCGCGAGACGCCTTAATCCCCTCAATAGCTGAGAGCCCTTGAATCAGATTACCTCCGAACAGACCTGGATTTGGAGGCTGAATTGGAATGTTGTAGTTGAAATCAGCCATAATTTTACACGTTGGTGGACATAAATCCAGACTGCGCCCCCTGTCCCATTGTCCAGTCGCCAGAACCGGCAAAGGATTCATAGCCGCCTCCGCCGCTGTCAAAGCCTCCACTTAACTGATTCAGTAGAGCGAAGTTTTGTAATCCGCTTCCAATTGCATTCGCCATACCAGTATATCCAGCAGCCCGAGCCGCTGCTGCTCCTTGAATCCCAGCGGCCTGCGCTGCTCCTTGTGACGAGAGAAGACCAGCAATTGCATTTCCAGACTGGATGCCGCCAGCAGCTTGTCCTGCCGCAGACGCTTGACCCAAGTTAAGCATATTCTGCGCTGCTGCCTGTCCTACATTGGAGAGACCACCAAGACGTGCGTACTGCTGATCGATAAGCTGATTAAGAAGCTGCGGACGGTACCGTGCGAGTGCGCTTTGAGTGCCATCAGAACCGCGCCGCCCGGTGGCTGACGCCGCTGCAAGAATCGCTTCCTCGCCCTGCTTGGCGAGTTCTTGGTAAAGCGGCCCCTGCTCAATCTGCTGGATAGCTTGACGTTGCTGTTCGATGCCAAGCTGTTCGTACTGCTTGTCCTCAAGAATCGGTTTAAATAGAGCCTGTTGCTGCGCGTATCCTTGGGCCTCAATGTTTCTGGCAGCAGCATTAGTCGATAAATCAAACTCAGCTAAAGCATCTTCTCCTTTGATTTTTTCTCTTTGTTTTTCTCTAGTTCTATAAAGCTCATCAATTTTCTCTTTTGTGATGTCAGCGAGTTGATTGTACTGCGGCGATTGTTGAATAGCGTAAAGGGCTCTTTGGCGCTCCTGCTCACCACCAAGACCGGCTAGACGTTGCATTTGCTGAATCGCTCCAGGGCCAGCGCCGATATATGGTTGTGTAAGCCCAGGCTGACCAGCATTGATGTATGGCGAGAGAATCTCCCGCATTGCATCAAACTGTCTGCGTTGCTCATAAATAGCAGCGTCTTGACCTCGCAACTGAGCTGCCGCTGCTCTTTCTGAAGCAGCCTTTGCTGCGCTAGAAGCTTTCTTTTGTCCGTAAATACTTGCGCCAACACCACCAGCCGCAACCCCAGCGGCAATCGCTGCTGCCGTGCCTGCGCCTGCTAAAGCCGCTCCTCCTCCTACTGCAATTGCTGTTCCTACTGCTACAAATGCCATTTTTTAATCCTCCTAAGTGGTTAAACTTTCAAGTAGAGCTTTTGCTTCTTCAAACTTGATGAAAGAGTTGCTTTTACGCACCAATGTTGACTCCAAAACCTCAACGCTGGTCTCGTCTGTTGGATGAATGGTAGCGAACTTCATCTCTTCCAAAATGAAGAGCACTTTCCTGACATTGGGTTTTGAGATGAAATAACACGGCGCAACAAGGTCTTCGATAACGCCGTCAATCATCACTCGGGCTTTGCCGGTAAGAACCACATTGAAATGCTCAGTAAGATGTTCGTGCCCAATGATAAAACTGCCAGCAGGCATTGTTATCTCGCGCATATAGACCCCAGGCGCAAAGTTGTGTTTTAACGGACACTCAACCTGTGGAAGATTGAGAAGTTCCTTCTCAAGGCTCTCAATCTGATCGTTTACCGGTACTGAAAGTTCTTCACTCATTACGTCACTTCCCTCCCCGAAGCAGTAATGGTGATTGAAACGGCTGCGCTTGCTAGGGTCGATATGCGTCCGCCTACTTCAAGAACCTGTCCGACGAGTTCCGGGCAAGTGTAGGTCTCGTTTGGAAAAATCGTTCTGGCGTCGAGAATCAAGTTTGCGTCACCTACGGAAGCTGACAAAGGAACCAAGTTGACCGACAACGTCACATTGCTGGCAGAAGTGTTCGTAGCGGTAAACTTGTCGATGATGCACTTGGCATTAGACGCCGTGTACTGAGTCGTCTGCGAAGCCTCAGCCTGCTTGGGCGGGATGATGTTTTTGACGTTAACGGCCATACAGCGGGACAGTTGTTACGGTGAGAATAACGGACGGAATACCAGGCACCGGTGGGGCTGCGGTAAAAGCCTTGATTTCGAGGTCTGTCACGTCCGATGACCAAACAAACTCAAGGTAATCTCCCGCGTTCATTCTATACACGAAGTTCCATGCCGCAACACTTTCCGCGTTGTTGCCTTGAAGACGAACCTGCGTTGCAGAATTGGTTTGGTTAATGCCATTGATAGCCGCCCACAGGTAGAACAAACCGACGCCTCCTGCGGTCTTGTCCAACTGCATTGAGAACTGGAAGTTGTATATGCCCTCAGAATCGACGTAAATGCGGCTTGCAGGCGTTCCAATGCGTACACCGAAGCTCAGGTCTGTTGAGTTGAATGTGACGGCCTTTGGCGTGTTTATGACCGTGGACGTTTGCGTTGTCGTATCATAAAAGGTGCCATAGCGAAGCTGGCGCAGTGGTTCTGGCGCGGGAGCTGTGGCATATAGCTCAACAAGCTTTGAGAGGCGTTCGATGGAGTCCAGCGCCTGCTGTGCATTTGCTTGAGCGCCGGCGGACTCGAACTCGTTCGCTTCGGTGGCTGTAGGGACGCTGGCAAAGAGTTCCTCGAAAGCTCGGATTGCCCGTTGATCAGGCAAGAACTTTGCTAGGTCGTTTCGGTTGAGATTGATGCGGTTCGCCATTACCAGACAAGTGGTTCGAGCCTTGCGTCAAGTCGTGCGATGGACATATGCGCGTCACTCGTCCCACGGAACCGGTACGTCCGCCAATCTCCCATACGACCGTTACGCATCCACGTCAGGCGCTTGTAGTAGTCGCCAATCTTACCGGCCTTTATGCCGCGTTCGACCGAGTAAGTCAGACCGTCTGCTGAGTAGCTTGCGAAGATGGTTGGGTCAACGCCAAGCGCCACCCGCCCGGTAAGTGCCACAAGTTCCATCTCATGGAAAATGGCACCTTTACCTTCGTTGTAGAAAATCTGTGTTTCAAACTGCCAGCCGGTCAGGTTTCCCCACACCGACGAGATTGTGTCTACCGTGTAGCCGAGGTTCGTTGTTGTGGTGTCAGCACACACCCACTTGTCGTAGACGTACACAAAGTTACGTGCGCGGTAGCCGTTGTTGCCAACAATACCGTCTGCGAGCACAAACCAAACGGCCTGTTGGGCGATTTGCGAGGCTGTGCCGTCGTACACAAGCGTGCGGTCAGGAAGGTGAATGTACAGGTGGTTCAGTCCATCGTGAAGACGCGTTTCACAGACAATCTGAGCCAGAGTAGTTTCAGGGTAACTTGCCAGAATCTGGTCAATTTCACGGGTTGAGACCTTGACCGTGTTTGCCCCAGTCGCGAGCCATACCGAGACCTGCTCGTTTCTCCCGCCTCCGACGAATGCCATAGCATCCAGATAGACGCATGAGGTGTACGTTCCCACGCCCCCTCGCTGTATCTGGGCTCCCTCAACGCGCACGAACGGGAAGTCCCCTGCAAGCCCCGCGTTGTTGAAGAGCTCGATGGTGTGTCGGTTAACCGCATAGACCTCGTTCCTGAACTTCTGAATGGAGATAACGCTGTCTGGGTCGGCCTCGCTGGTCGCTTTGTACGAGATGACCGTTGGGTCGCTGATGCTGGTAATAGCCAGCAGGTAGCCGTCGGTGACGAAGAAGTACCCGTCCACCCAGCAAAAGTCGATGAGCGGCCCAAGCTCAGGATCGTCTGCAAGCTGGGTCAGAACCGTGCCGTTCCAGTAGTACAACGTACCGTTTGACAGCACTGCAAGCAGGTCGGTTGAGTAGTCGAAGGTGACTTGCCCTGACCCACCAATATCAGCCAACACCGTGACGCCGCCGAGAACATCCACGCTGACGAGCTTGGTGCCCATGGCGCGGTACAGCGTGCCTTTCCACTCAATGCCGCCTCGGTCGAGTCCTGGGCCTGTGCCGAACTGCACAATGCCATCAGCCGGCCTCAGGTAACCGTTGCTGATGCCGTTTTGCTGGATGACCGGTACGAGGTTGCGCGGGTAGCTGCGACGGAAGTCGCTTGCTCCATTTGTGTAGATTCCGCTGAGTACCGGTACTTCCATTTACTTCTTCTTGGCGGTCTTTGCTGATGCCTTGAACGCGGCTGCGGTCGGCGCTCCCTTGGAACCCGGCTTACGCATCCGCTCTTTGCTGCCAGCTTCAATGCGTTCGCGTTTGGCGTGGATATTTGCGTAGAGTCCCTTTTTCATTTGCAGTTCCAGCGTTTGAGTGAAGCAGCTTTGCGCGTAGGCCGGCCTTTCTCGTCCTTCATAGGCCCAGGCATCCCGCTCATCCTCGCGCAGAACGAAGCCTTGCGCCCCGCATCTGCCTTGGTCTTAGGGTTGGGTGCTGGAGGCTTGAGCTTGGAGCCAGTAGCTGCGTTGTACTTTGCGCGGCCCTTGGCTGTTAAGCCAGCCCCCTTGGATACAGGGAGCTTTTCACCGCGACCGACCGAGAGTGAGGTTGATTTAGGCATCTTGCGGAGGAGGAGAGTAACTGCCGTCTTCGTTGCGGATAAAGCCTGCGCCTGCCTCGTAATCGAATCGGAACTCATACAACGTGGTTCCTTCTGGAGGCGTGTATGGTGTCACGCCATCCCACAGTATTGTCATTTCAACGATTGATGTTTCGTTGTTAACGATTGCCCATTGATTAGCCATATTAGAAATATGTTACAACTTCAACTGCTGCACCTCCACCGCCTCCCCCTGCCCCGCCAGTAAATGCGTATGCAAGCGTTTGACCAGATACTGTTTGCAGCGCGTTTTGGTCTAGTGTTATTTGATTATTTGCGCTATCTACAGACACTATTCTAGCATATGACATTGCAGACCTGCTGCCTGATGCAGTAGGGAATATGATTTCATCTTTGGGGCTTGTGTAATAGAACGGCTTACTTGTTACAGTTGCGGTAGCAACAGAACTTAGCGTTATTGATGTCGAGCCTGATGATGCTGTAAAAGCGTTTTGTATCCTACTGCTAACTCCTTCACCCAAAACCGAAACTGAATTAAATAATGCATTTGGCATTGGATTTGTTAATGTGGCCGTCGTTGACCCAGCAGTTGTAGACCAAGTGTTTTCCGCAGAAACAATAGACACCATCATCCCGACATAAAGCGGGGTTGTATCGGAGACGGTAACAATGTTTGACCCCAATGTTGTGCTTGCTCCCGCAACGAAACCAATGCAGTTCATTGCATAAAGTGTTAGACCAGATGCTGTTGCCGATGCGGTTGTTGACAGCGTGAATGCCGTTGCCGAAGACACCCCGTCAACGTGCCTGTATCCGACATCCGTTGTGGCTGGGGTGATTCCATTACTCGCCCAAAGAGCTTGCCCCCATGTCATTCCAAGCGTTGACGTTACTGTAGCCGAGGTTGAATTGTTAGTTGTAGCAAACCCGCTAATTGTTCCGACTCCAGCCACAACCAGCTTTCCTGCGGTTTCGCTTCCAGTTGCCGCTACGCTAATGGTGAACTGCGTTTCGCTAACAAGCGATGCAACCGTTGTGCCTGCTGGAATGTTTGCGTTGTTGAAGATTGTTAGGCCCACAAGAACGCCTCTTGTAGACGTGCAGTCAACTGTTGTGCTACCAGATGTGAGATTGACTCCAGTGATTAGAATTGGAGTACTTGCTTGCGCGGAGCCACCTCCGCCGCCTCCCCCTCCATATCCGCAAGTTGCCAGTGCTGTTTGACCGCTTGTTGTCGCATTTGCGTTTGCCGAAACTACAAATGTGGTTGAATTTGTAATTGATGCAACGTATAGAAGCCTGTTTGTTGGATTTGCAAATCCAGATGAGGGAATGATTGCCATTCCTACATTTAGTCCGGTAGTTGAAGCGCAAGTTACCGTTGACGATCCGCTTGTTGTTGCAACGCTTGTTAGATTCACTGGAGGAAACCAGCCTCCTCCATCCCCTGCGCTTCCTCCTAAGCAAAGAGTATTTGCAACAGACATTCCACAAGCTCCACCAGATGATTGGTTGTCTCCAAAACTTCCAGTTCCTTGCATTGGCGAAGTAGGAAGTGGCGATGTGAAGTTTGTTGTTGTGGATGGTTGTGTCGTAAGAGGCGGCGTGGAAAGCGACCCAAATCCAAAAACAGAATTTACAGTTCCAGCTCCAGCCCCAGTATTTAATCCTCCAATTCCCCCTGATGAGCCTCTTCCCGAAGCTGTTGGCAAACCGCCTGGCGTTGCTCCTGCATTTGAATCAAACCCCACACTTGCTCCTCCTGTTGTTGCTGAATTAAAAAATGCAATATTACCTAGATTAGCACCTGTAGAATTTCTAATAAACGCGCCAAAAAGTGCTGTAGATGCGGCTGTTCCTTGAGTCACACCCCAAAAATTGCAAAGATACCCTGGATAATATTTTGGAGCAACAGTTGAAATTGTTACAGATACTGTGCTTGGAAGTTCGCTTGCAGCAAATTGCGACTTCATTACTTGTCCAGATGCACCTCCTGATCCGCCTTGCGCTAAAGCTGAAGTAGGCGTAACAACACGCCTTATTCCAGGCCCGCCTGAGCCGCCGCCGCCAATAAGCGTGACTTGAATGTACTTCGCCCCTGCTGGCTTCGTCCACGTCCCGCTGGAGGTGAAAACCTGCCTGTCAACGGGAGTACCGCCACCTCCACCTCCTGCCGTAATCCATGAAGTGTTCGCACCGTCCGTCGATAGCACCTTGCCGCTGTTACTGGCTTGCGAGGGAAGCAAGGCGTTGAGTGCTGCATTTGCCGTGGTCTGCCCTGTGCCGCCATTTGCTACGCCCAACGTCCCTGCGAGCGTCACCGCTCCGGTCGTGCCTGTTGCTGGCGTAAGCCCAGTGGTTCCTGCGGAGAATGAGGATACACCTGCAACCCCACCGCCGCTTGCCGTTGTCTGAATAGTGCCATCACCGAACTTGATGCCGCTCGTGTCCACGGACAAGGCAACCGCTGCGTCTGGCGTAACACCAACGCCAACACGTCCGCTTGCACTGATTGTAAACGGAGTGGTGTCTGGGTTTGAGTCTTCAACAAGCAACGAAGGGCCAGCACCAAGATTCGTAATCCGCACTGCCGCCGCCGTGGAGGACGTGTTTGGCAAATCTACCGTCAAGGCTCCGTTGGGGTTTCCAGCGTTCTGTGTAATTGCCAGTGCAACGGGAGTGGTGGTTCCCGTAGGTGTTACAGCTTGATTTGTGGTGAAGTTGTTTGGCTCCGCTGTAGCGGCGACCGTGTTTACGGTTGCGCTTGAGCCTTTGTACCTGATCAGGTTATTGCGAATCCAAACATCCCCATTAGCAGAAGTAGTTGGATCAGTATTTGCAGACCCAAGATTCAATGGAGCTGATGCTGCCGTAACCGCAGGGAGCGTGAGTTTGCCCGTCATCGTATCCCCCGTCTTCAGCACCGTCGTGCCGCCTTCAGTCACCTTGCCTGTGGTCGCTCCAAAGTCCGCTGCAATTGTTCCAGTGCTTGTGATTGTGCCGCCTGTTAGCCCTGTGCCTGCTGTGACGCTGGTGACTGTTCCACCTCCACCACCACCTCCCCCTGCGGTCGTTTGAATCGTGCCGTCTCCAAATTTAATCCCCGTAGTATCCACCGACAACGCAACTGATGCGTCTGGAGTCACCCCGATGCCAACGCGCCCATTGTTCGCCACAGCAAACCGAGTGCTATCCGGTGTTGTCTCGTCGTTGACAACCAAGCTGTTTCCAGAGCCGAGGTTTGTGATGACAACGGCATCGCTTGTCGCCGTAGCGGTGTTCGCGATTGATGCTGCCGTGCCTGTTCCACTGTTGTTTACCGTCAATGCAGTCCCCGCTCCAACGCCGATTGTCTGCGGTTGGTTAAAGGTGTTTGATAGGGATGTAGCTGCAACTGCACGGGAAGTTGGCCCTGTTGAGTCTCGATAGCTGAGAGCACCTTGGTTTGAAATCCAGATATCACCATCCGAAAGTGTAGTTGGTGAACTGCCAACAGTTCTTGATCCAACGCTCAGTTTTGCAATCGTATTGTCAGCAGCAGCAGTGAGTTTGCCGGTCATCGTGCCGCCAGAAGTTTGCACCGCTCCCGTGATGCGCGAGTCGTTACCTGCGGCTACTGTGCCTGCGGTCGTTCCCGTGTTCTTGGTTGCAGAATCGCCAAGACTCAATCTCGTCCGCATTTCAGCCTGATCAGCAGACTGCATGAACGTGTCAATCGAATTGGATACTGTGATGTCAGGCATATGCTTTAGGGTCTAACGTATTTATCGCCGGTTACCGGCTGTAGGTAGTACCCGCCGCCGACTGCTACGGGACGGATGTAGTAAAAAGCTGTTGGAGGCGGCACCGGCGTTACGCCAGAAACCGCCGCAGGTATTTTTGACCGTCTTCTGGAGAGATACCGAATCACAGGCCAGCGCCAGAAATGATGTGAACCGTCGTTGTGCTGGCAGAAGAGAGCAACGCAATCACGTTGTCATCCTCGAACTTGCCAAGGGACACTTGGCTACCGGGCATGATGATGTAGTCTGCGGCAGTTGCCGTAATCGTGCCTTGCCCAACGCGAACGTAAGCGGCATTTGTCGCACCGGTGTTCGT